GCGTTTACTTTGAATAATAACACTTTTTTCAGAAAAATATTCAGTCATTTTAGATATTACCATAGGTCTAGTTTTTAAAGACATAGTAAATCCAGGAACAAAATTATTAGGGTTATCATATTTATCCAAATATGATTCTAAATTCATTGCTTCACTTTTAGGAGAATAATAGAAATTTTTATATCCTCTATCTAATATAGTTTGTATTGTTGCCCACCCTATACTAGCATTTTCTACTACAAGTAATGCTTCATTATATTCTGAGGCTATACCCACTAATAAATGTCCAAAATCTGTAGTATTTAGTTGTCCTTTATATTCTCCAACTTGAATATTGTTTTGTATATCCATTATATGAAAAGCAGAATAATCTTTTCCATCACCTCTAGCTACGTCTGCTATAACCATATAATTTTTATTATAATCAACAGATTCCCAAATCCATAAATTTTTATCTACTCCTCTACGTTCAATTGGTTCTTTTAGATATGTTTTTTCATAAAATTCAATATGTTCTGGAGAGAATACAGTATCTCCTGATGATATGAAGTCACATTCATATTCTTGAGCAACTAATTTTGGTGACATGTTGTTGGTTTCTTTTTCAAACCATTCTTTATTTCTTTCAGGATGAACATACCATGGTAATTTAATGGGTAAAAAGTCATTATTATCTGCTTCAGATCTAGCCCATGTTTGATGAAACCAATTACCAACACCATTAGGAGAACTTAAAATTAAACAACCTCCTCCAGCTGAAATTGTGGGTTTGATACTTGTGTATATATCCTCAATATTGTCTATAAATGCTGCTTCATCTACTATTAATAGTGATACTGCTTCAGATCTACCTGCATCACTAGCTGCAGAAACTGCTTTTATTTGTGAACCATTCGATAATCTTAAAGATAATCTATTATTTTCTTCTACACCTATTTTAAGCCATGTTGGTAATTGTTCAAACATAAATCGAACTTTAGTTACCATATTTTTTGCTGTTTCGGATTTAGTAGCAACACATAATATGTTTTTATCTTTATGAAATAACATTAACCAAAGTGAATAACCAGCGGCTAATGTTGATATACCTAACTGTCTTGATTTTAATACAATATTATATTGATTATGTTGCCAAAGATTTAATACTTTAGATTGAAAAGGATATAAATTAAATAAAACTCTACCTCTTTGGGGATGTTGTACATAACAATATTTGTTCATAAAATGAGAAGGATCTTTAATACATTTAACATATTCTTCTCTTATTATTTGTTTAAAGTCTACTTTTTCAGACATATATTAGTATATAATTACGTATATACATATATGAAAAATAAAAAAAAGCACCTAATAAGGTGCTTAATTAAATAAATTAAAAAGTAATTTTAAGAATTTAATAATCTTTTAAATCTATCATTTAAAGATTCTGTTATTGGACGACCTGTAAATGATGTTTTTGAAGAATTATTTTCTCCAACTGTGATACTTCCTCCAGTTTTTAATTTTTTTTCAGCATCTGTTTTGGTTTGGGGATTCAATGTGTTATAGTCTGGATCTTTTTTGAGGTCATCAATAGATTTATTACCAGCATATGTTCCAGCTTCTTCTATATCTACTTTACTAAAAGTTCCCCATTGGTATTTTCCAGTTATACCATCATCAAACTTTATAGTTGCTATTTCATCATCAAAATCAGAAATTATTCCTTCTTCACCTCGTTTGCTATAAGGATCTGTGTCTAAAAATGGATCTATTTTAACAATATCTCCTTTATTAAAATCCATTTCATTTTCATTTAATTCATTATCTTGAATAGTATCTAATAAATTAGTTATTTCATCAGGTAATTCAGCCCATTTCCATCCAATATATTTTAAATAGTCATCTGGGTCTTTAACAACTGTAGAAATTAAATCTTCTCGTTGTTCATGGGATAAAGAATCCCATTTTGAAGACATATTTTCTTTAATTTTATTTAATTCTTCACGAATTATTTCTTTGATTTGATTTTTAATATTTTTCATTTAATATATTGTTTTAATATAAATATTAAAAACCTAAGTAAAATTTAATTTGTTTAATTCTTTCTTCAGTAGTACCAGAGATAATACCAAAATTTTTAATATTATGAAGATTACTATTAATAATATTTTTAATAGTAAAATCAATTAAATCACGATATTCAGCATTAGTTTCTCTAACTCCATTATCTTCAATCTTAATACCAATAGGAGAAACATAAAATATATAATCATAATCCCAAATAAATGGAGAAGCATATTCAATAAATGATTTTTTATTATAATCATTAATTGATTTAGCACATTTGGTAAATGCCATAACATCAATTACTGTTCTATCAGTAATAGTATTTTCTCTTATTAATTCAGAACAACGCTCAGCTAAAAATATAGTTTGACCTTTTAAAGTACTATCAGTATTCAAAGGAATACCTAAATCTCTCAAATATTTTGAACGTTCTGTACTAAAATTATATCCATTAAATTCGGGTAATTCTTTTAATGAATTAACTAAAGTAGTTTTACCTACTGAAACTGTACCACAAAAACCTATTTTCATATAAATTAATTTTTATTCGATTATAAATATTTAAGAATTTTGAAGAATCGAAGAAGCCACATAAATACCATGAGCCCCACTAACACTAATACCTCTTGCACTTAGGGCGTCTCCAACAAAGTGCACATTTGGATATTTAGTTAATGACAAATCGTTGTAATTTACAAGAGGCTCTGGTGAGAGATATTTTACCTCCGGTATATAGATTCCAAAGTCATCACCAAACTCAAATACTTCATTCATTTGTTCAATAAAAGTATCAATGTATGTAGCATATTGTCCTAGTACTTCATAAAATACTTCTAAACTAGACATTTGATATGCTGATACAGTATTACCTTCTGATGTTATACCTGGTGTACGTGTTTTATTTGGTGAATAATATAATCCTTTTCCATCCACCTGTAGTTTATTTACTACTTCTCTACACCACTCAAATGGATCTTCAATACCTTTAATCTCCATTAAAATACCAAAATTAGTCATATCATTTCTAAATTCTTCACCTTTTTTAGCATGACCATTATAACTAATATCCCCATATGTTTCTTCAACAGCTACATAAGCAGCATTATTATTTGTACAAAATGATCTTAAAGATACTTTATCATTTGGTTTTTGATATAATTTGAAATCATAGCTAATATCAATTAATTTTTGGAAGTATTTTTGTGGGCTTTCAAATCTACAGCCTATTTGGACCGACTTTTGCTCGGTAGGTAAATTATATTTTTGAGCTAATTTAGCTGAAAAGTCTATTCCTGCTTTACCTGTGCCTACTATGCAAGTGTCAAATTTAATTTTTCTCATGTTTTATCCAATTTTTATATTTTAAAATTTATAAAGCGTAAGGTTTTCCAATAGGAAATCTATCATCAATGTTATTTTTATCTAAAACATCAGCTATCCATAACCACTTTTTTTTATCATATTTGGGGTCAATAGTATTTCGAGTTAAATATATACTATTTTTTCTAGGTTGTCTTCTTTGCCCATAACCAACATCAAAAGGGGTTATTTTTATTGGAAATTTATAACCAACCAATGAATATCCAGCTTGGGTTAAGATAGGAATAACTTTTAGATATTCTTCTCTATTTCTTATCTTAATGAATCCATTAGTTTCAAGAAAGGTAATAATATCTTGAGATAGATTTTCTTTTAAAATATTATTAATTTCTTCTTTAATAATTTGTTGTAATTTTAATTTTTTCATTTTATTTAAAATAAGTTTTTTCGTAGTATAATAAGTCTAGTGGATTGACTTTAACTATCTGTGAGTGAGGTTGTTTATTTTTTTGTTATTTTATAAACCAACTCTCCATCCTGTCTGATCTTTTTTATATCATAACTATTACCTAGCTTTTGCATTAAAGCTGTCCAAGCTCTATCTGCCTCCGGTGAACGAAATGCTGAGTATATTGCTATGTTTGGATACTTGTCTAATATTTGAAAGATTGCTTTGCCATACAATCCTCTTCCTCTAAACTTCTCATCAATGTTAGATCCCGATATAGTGTAAGTTTTACCGTCATTATAACTCTCCATATGTACAACACCTACCTTCACACCATCAACCATAATATCAGCACTTAGAATATCGCCATTTTTTTCTGTCACGCGAATATCCTCCTGTAAAACTCTACTAATCTCTTCTTTAATTATTTGTTGTAATTCTGTTTTTTTCATGTTTATGTTTTGATATAAATATTAATCTTTTAATATTGCTTCTCCAGTCTCAAAATCAATATCTTCCACCTCACACTCCCACATGAACTTCACACCTTTATCTAACAAATATTGATACCATGCTTTAGCAATCTCGTGAAGATAATTACTTCCTATGTGCCATACAGGAAATAAACGTAATCCAAAATACGGTTTAATAAAATCAGGTTCTGCTTGAGGATCAGAACAAAATATTTCTTCTGGTTTAGGATGGAAACGTCTAAAGTTACTAATAACTTGATCCATCAATTCCATTGCTTTGTCTTCACCACAATACTTAGATAGTACACCTCCGATAGCAGTATGGTATGTTAATTTACCATCTGACCATCCACCAGCACCTAACATGCCTGTCATTACCTCTTCAGGTAAACGATTATGAGGATCGTTTCCCTTATCTATTATTGTTATCAGTTCACCAGGATAACCGTTATCTACTAGTTTGGTAGCAGCATTTATTCCAGCCACTCCACTTCCTACAATTACAATTTTCTTTTTATATTCTTTCATTTTATTTCTTTTTAAGTGGGATGGGTTTAGGTTTTAAATTTTTAGCTATTTCTTCTGAGTGGTGTTTACTCATTGATACAAAATTAAATGGGGGTTTACATCCTGCACTAAATTTAGATGATGCTTCTAATGCTTTGGTTAAAATATCATTTATATGGTGTTTTCTGATTTGTTGTTCTCCTCCTAATGTTTCAACACTAGTATACATTGAACCTAATGCTAGATCACATCCACATCCTATTGATAGATAAGGAGTTTCAATTATTCCAATTTGGAAATCATCTTCAACATAATATAATACTCCTTTATATCCAACTAAAAATGTTCCTCCAATTTCATCTCCTTCAGAATTTTTTTGTAAATATCCTCCTTTTTTAAATAGTTTTCTAATACTATCTATAAAATCTGTTACCATATAATCATAATCTGATTGGTTTGGGTTTTGTTCCCATGGTTGAAATTTTGAAGACATTAATAATTGTCCCATTCTAAAACTAGAAGTAAAACCAAATATAAAAGGACCATTACTAAATACTTTAGGATCTTTTCTTATTTGTTGAGAAAAGCTATCATCCGTTCCTGCACTGTCTCCTCCAAGATAAACAGTATCTCTATATAGATAACCTACTATACATGTCATAAATTAATAGTTTATATAATATAATATATAATTTTTTATTTAATAAACCAAAATAAAAGTAGCACCTTTTTTAAGGGTGCCACAGCTACCATAATTTTATCTCTTATTAGAGCGACCGGCTATGAATCGGTCTACAATGTTGGTCATATATTATAAATATTATAAAACCCATAAAGGTTTTTTTTCAGGTATTTTTTTCCAACCTAATCCTTTAACACCTATTTTATCTTTAATATAAAAATTTTTATATGATTGAATAGTATCTTCTACTTGAAATTCTACAGGCATACATTTTGGTGGAGGTATAAAATCAACATCAGGAATATTAGGATGATTTATTAGTAACCATTCTAT